TCACTTTCTTCAATCTCACATAATAATATAACATTATTATCATCCTTTGATTTTTCAAAGACTACTCCTAAGTTTTCACAGAAAGTCTTATAATTTCTGTTTCTCCACTTTTCATCACTAGCTGGATTTGGTGTAAACCATATACCTTTACTAAAGAATTTTCTACCTGCTAAAAACTTACCAGATATAGTTTCTTCACTTGCTTTATACCAACCATTTCCATCAGCAATCATCTTTGGAACCATTATCTTTGATACTTCATCTGCCACCTTAAAAGTAAAATTAAATACTTTACTTCCACTATATTCTCTTGATTCTGCTGCAATTACATGAGCAGGATATAGTCCTGGAGGGGATGGAACAAATCCATCTGCTGATTCATCAAATGTTGTTGTTGATTCTTTCATTATTTTGATACTCCTTTATCTTCTTTTGTTGTTGTATGATCTGATATAACCTGATTAACTACTGTTCTAAGTTTGGTCATTTTGGTACTGTATTTACCATCTTTCTTTAACCCTTTGTAATAAAACATTGGCTCAACCCATTTACCATCATCAGACTTCATATATCTTTTGGTAGTTTTGCCACGTTTACTCACAAGATTTTGATCTTCCATTTCTTTTAAGTCCTTTTCTGTTATGATGCCCTTATCAATTAAATCAGTTGCATCTTTTCTTGTTATCTTACCCATTATTACTCACCTATTCTTCCTTCCCAAGCATGCTCTGCTTGTTCACCTATTATATGATTCATTTCATCCATATTTTCTTCAATGATAACTGCTACGTAACTAGGATTTGTAAATCTTTGTTCTTTATTTATAGTATCCCAGCACTGCATTCTTTTACCACCCATCATCTTTTCACCTTTATAGATTACTTTTTTAATTGTAGTCCCGTTATTTATTTCTATTGTATAAAGACTACCTTCTGATAAAATACCATCATCATAACCATCCATTTTTATTTTCCCTTCTTTAATTGTTAACATGACTTTTCCAATTTCTGAGTTCCTCTTTTACATCTTTTTGGGCTCTGTGTCTTTCATCCCATTTCTCACCACGCAGGTATGTATTTTCTTCTTGAAGTTTTCTGCGACATCTTGTTATTGATTCTGATGACATAACATTTCCTTGTGCTAATTCATGAAGGAAATTCTTTGCTGTCATATTTTCGATATCAAATTGATCACGAGCTTGTACATACCATACATTTGCTACAAGTTGTTGATCATTATCTCTTAACTTTGGTGATGATGTTAGTAACTGCTCTACTATCTTTGCACATTTACTAATCATTAATAATGGTTTCTTCATTTCATTTCCCTTCTATTTACAGATTGTTTCAAATTGACAATATCTACATTCCCAGCTTTCTACTGGGCAGTTAGTACTTTCTCTTGGCATATCACTTACATCATCTACCTCATCTAATGTTTCATTTAAATCCATCCAGTAATCACTAGCATTATGCATCCAAATATTCTTAACACTTACCTCTCTCATCAATGAATCATCTTTTTTATAGTATATAAGTGATAATTCTATGTCTTGTTCATCTAATTCAAACTCTTTTGCAATACCTAATCCATATGTACCAACTTGTAATTCATAATTTCTACTTGGTCTCTTAGGATTACCACTTTTATTTCTACCAAACATCATCTTCCATTTAAATGAATGAGCTGTTTTATAATCATAAACCTTTGCTCTATCATTTTCGCGATCATATACCACAAGATCAGCAGTTCCAACTAGATTTAAATCATCTATTTTTACTTTATGTTCTGCTGTTATCTTTATTTTATTTTGGGGTTGCTGGTTTGAATTATGTAACTTTACTGCAGTTTCTAAATCTCTATGAACTATTGTACCAAGTCTTAATAATCTTCTTGACTTTGGGTCTAATGGAGTTCCTTCGGTACCTTGCAGTAAATACCATTGTTTCTTATAACAATATCCAGCTGATGAAGCTCTAAACATCTTTTTATCAGCATTATGTTTCTTTTTATAAATAGCTTCCTCAGTCTGGAGATATAAATCATATACACGTTCAATATCTATCATAATCTACCTCTAAGTTGATTAATTAATAGTTGAATTTATAACATATTTATTAACTATACAAATGTTAATTTTTACATGCTTTACATACTTTCTTAGAGCATCCATACTTAGGAAAGTCTATTATATAGTCAATAAAGTCGTAGTGGTCATAATGTTGCCATACACGATTACATTTATAGCAAACATATGGTTCTTGTTTCTTATATTTTTTGCTAGTTTTTTCTCTCATTTTTCCTTCTCTTTATCTCTGACTGTACTATTTCTAATTCATGTAATAATGTTGCTATAATACTTGGTCTATTAGATTGTAATTGATATATATAATGTTTCCTGTGTCTATATCCTTCTTCTTCCATTCTCTTTTCAATATAATTTTCTACTATTTTTAATTCAGATATTTTTTTGTTTTTGTTTTGCGTAATGGCGACCTAACCTTTCATTTGATTTAGATGATAATTTTGATTTACTTAATATAATTCTCATTCCATTTTTAAATACAAACCCTTGTTTCTTATTAATTGATAATGGTCTATCAATCATATCAGACCATGTCTCAATTATATCATCTATTATACTCATTACAACCTCCTATTCTTTTTTTCATCTTTATATTCTTGCCAAATTAAGACAGCTAATAATACAATAAATACTGTAATTAAACCTCCACCTATTATTCCTATTATACTCATTGTTCTGGCCTTCCTTCTTTATAGTGTTTGTATAACCTTTTGGGTTATATCCATTTCTGGGTGAGGTTCATCATCAACCATCGTTGCCCAGACAATCTCACTATTCTTTCTTTTGGGCATATATTCTTCCAAACTTTCAATCAGCCAATTAAACTGTTTCCTTTCAACAATCCACTCATCCATTTCTCCATGTTCATTATCATAAGTAAATCCTGCTGCGTATTTCATCCTGTTATATCCTCCTTATGGTTAATATCATGCAGTTCAATGTGACATAAAGAACAAAGTACAATACATTTATCCATTTCTGCAAATATTTTCTTTAATCCATAACCGTTACTAACCATCTCACCAACATTTGCTTCTTTATTTCTGTCTGGATGATGAAATTCTAGTCCATGAGGTGAGAAGCTTTCCTTCGTCTTTGCAGAATAACCACAAAACTGGCAACTTAATGTCATTTTATGTCTTCTAACTGCTAAACCTTTTTCTCTACTACTTCCTGGTAAATCTTTTTTATGCTTATAATAGCAGCCATTACCTTTTGCACCACATCTTCTTCTTCTGTACGGCTGACCATTTATATCTAAACGATCTATTGGAAGTGATAAGGAAAAGAAATTTCTTGGGAAAACAACAAGACAATCTTTACAAGTTCTATTTTTTAATTTCATGTTATCCTTTCATTTAATTCTAATTATTTGCACCCGCTCACTTCCCGTATGTGGAGGGGAAAGAAGGAGCTATGGATGATTTGAACGGGTGCTTAATAAAATAGCAGAGTCTCTACTGGAAACAACTCCAGTATCTAATGGGATGAATTGCCCTGTTAGGGGTCACGACACAATACAATCTCCTTTTGAGAGCATCTTTATATATGGTGATATCCATCGCTGGACCATACACATATTCTGGGACACTATGTCCATTGTATTACTATCTAAGGCTCATGTTCACAACCAGCACCTTATAAGATAGTATTATGCCGACACTAAGAAGTTAGGCTCTCGCCACATTATCTAATTAGTTGTGCATCAAGACCAAACACCTGATAGTTATATCAGTTCTCAAGCCGAAGCCTGTCCTCATTTGAGTTAGAGCGATAGCAAGTAAGAACCTTCTCTTACCCACTATCTGTGTCTGTGCTCGTCAAGCCCTTAGGGTCAGGCTTTCTTTGAAACGAGCGTAGAGATTAACAAGGACACTTCGCTGGCTACGAACCAGCTAATGCAAGAATCATCGCACTTCGGGTTATAAAGCCGATCTACGATAATTCACCTTGAACTCTGCATAAATATTAGGGGCTACTCTGTCTAGATGATTTCAACCCGATACAATCAGGTAAATCGCTGTCTGTTCAGTTATCTCAAGCAAATTGACTTCAATTGTTCAATGACTATTTTTCAAGTCCCAATTTGTCTGCTGCTTATCGCCCCTATTTAATATTTTTCTTTGTAATAGTTTTTTCCATACTCCTTACATACTTTACTAATACAAAGATATAAATTACTAAGAATACGCTTAATCCTGTAAGCATCCAATCCATATTACCTCCTAAGCTTCAGGTCCATTATCATCAAAATAATCTTCAACCTCTTTATCAGACAATTCTTTGCCATCACTACTATCAACCATCTTATATACCTTCTCAGTAATAATTCTGGCTTCAATATGATCATATCCAAGCAATCCTGCTGTTGAACTAGCTACAGATGCAGCCATTTCACATATTTTATAGCCCTGTTCACTATCCAGCCCAGCTTTAGCCCCAAGCTCAACAAATGCTCTCCCAAGTAACAATACACCTGTAAACAGATGCTTTCTTTCTTTATCATTTAATATTTTTGTCATTTTTACTTCTCCCCTTTATCTTTATTGGTTGTTTGTTCTACTCATTTGATTTGCATTTACATTTATATCTATCATCATAATTATATTTACAGTGGTGACCATAGAACTGATAATGATTATAATCCCAGTGCTGCTCTTTGCTGGCATCTTCTTTATCAGGACATTCTCTAAAACTTGGAGGGTCTGCTACACACTTTTGACCACAGAAGTAACACATTTTAATTTAAATCTTCTTCTGGTATATAAATAACTTCAACATCATCATCATCATTGTAAGCATTGTGTACATCTTTTAATGCCTGCATATATCCCGCCATGTAATTGATGGCATAGTTATAAGTACCTTTAACACTCTTATCACGAGCTATTTTACCATTGATAATTATTCTGAAATAATGCATTATACTGTGTCCCCTTTATCTTTCTATTTTTTAAATTCAATATGTAATACTGTTAACATTAAACCAATTAACAAAACTATTATAATTATATCACTTATCATTTAATCACCCCAATCATCATTGTGTGTAATACACTCAACATCAGGCTCTGTAATAGACTCAATGTATTTATTGTCTTTGTCCATTACCTTTTTACAAGTGCAATTATCAAGGACTGAATACCTGTAGATTCTATATTCAAATTCGTCCATGTATAATTCTAATGCCCTACGCTTCTTTGGACTTAGAAACAGTTCAACCTTGAAGATACCGTTGATAATGGCTTCATAAATATTTCTTGGTTTGAGGTAATACTTGAATATTTGCCACTTAGTCATGATATCTCCTTTATATGATAGCAAGATGAGCCCACACATACATTGGCTTAATATCCGCAGGTGTATCCGACTTAAGTGTGAATACGTTTCTACCTTGGATAATACATCTTGCTATAATCTATGGTTAAATGTTATCGTTTAATAAATTTATCATTGCCACAATAAGGACATCCTAACATTGCAGCATCAAATGTTTTGCGACATCTTTGACACATAAGCATTAGCCTTGTACCAATTTCAGATGATTTAAGCCCAATAGTTCTTTCCCTGATGACTGGCTTTTGTTCTTGTTGTTGCATGGATTGACTCCTCTCTGTTGATTACCCATGTTAAATGAATGGCACACATCTAGATTGATATGGTTAAATCGTTGTGCACTTCAATGTGCACCATTCACATTCCGTTCTAATGAATAGAGGCTATAACACCCCAAAGGAGGCTATGTAAGCCCTCCTACGTCACTTGCCCTTACTAACACCACGTGTTGCAGCGTTTTCAAGGTCATCAAGACGCTCAAGAACTTTATTCAAGGTAGCTTCAATACCATCAGGCTTCTTAGCCTCACCACCGCCCATCATCTGCATCATCAACAGTGAATTAAGATCAAGACCGCCAGCAGCAATCCCGTTCAATGAGTTAACGTCCCTAGCTACATTAGACATGAAGAGGGGCCTACCCCTTCTAGCAGCTATGGCCAGGTTATTACTAATTACAGCAAGACCAATGGCTTTGATCTCACTCTTGCCCAGTACAGGCTCTTGATTCATAGCACCAGCTAACAATTCATTTAAATCTGGCATAACAATTCCTTTCCTAATTAATTAATTAACTAACTATCATATAACACATTATAATCAATTAAAATCAAAAATAACGTAAATCGAAAAACACAAAACCAAAAACTAGTGTGTATAGCAAGAATAAACGTCATACATCAAAATCCTGCAAACTTCTTGACTTCACATGGGTTTTATCTTTAAACTTCACTTAACCTATAGAGTATTTTTGGGGGGGGATATAGGGGGGGGCATATATATATGCTTTTAATATTAATATAATAGGAGGATACATGGCAGAGTTAATGGGGTGGTTGCGACTTTTTCCAATTGAGATACAAGAGGAGATTTTGCAGAATATTTCTGACATGGGGATTGAGAGGGTTCCAATACAGATAAATGAAAAAGTATACTGGATACCTTCTGAAGTAGGTGATTTAATTGATTCTTTAGAAGTAAGGATCAGAAACGTAGTATAGTGGAACACAAGTCCATCAAAGGGAAGCGTAATTATATATTTGAAGACAAGGATGAATTCAATGAGTATTTTGATTATAGTCCGCCTCTACTTATAGAGAATTGGCGTGAAGGTAGTGAAGGTAGTTGGGTAGTATCTGATGATTCACGTATTATCCAGTTATTAAAAGTTGGGAAGATTAGTCATCCAGGGGACACAAAGAACTACAAAGTTTCAAATGGGTGGGCAAGGACGGTAGTTGGCACGTTTCTCATTAACAAGAAGACTTTCATGGATACTGATTTTTCTCAGCATCCTAACAGGTACACATTCTCAAAGAAGATAAAGAACACAGGTAAGAGGATTAAAGAGAGAAAGAATGTCACGAAGAACGAAAGGTTATTTTCTGTTAATGTGGCAGGCGGTATGGGGGCAGTTAAGTCGTACATGGAAGCGTATGGTGAGGTGGATTCTAATAAAGCGCGTAAAAAGGCTATTATCTTACTTAAACAGGAGAGAGTAATGCAAGAAGTAGAAAAGAGTGTTTTAGATGTTGCGAAGTCGTTAGGTCTTGATCACGAGTACGTTTTGACGAGACTTAAACATCTTGCTGATTATTCAGAAGATGACAATATAATATTGCAGTCAACAAAAGAGATAGGAAAAGTAATAGGCACATCAGGTGTTACGGTTAAGCAGCGTGATGTAGGAGTATTTGGAATGTTTCAGGGGTTTTCTCCTGAGCAACTTGATAAAGTAGAGAGAAAGGTATTAGGTCATGGAGAAGAAGCAAGTGAAGATAAAGCTGCCATACAAGAGTAAGAACATGACAGTTTCAGTACCTCCTCTTCAGTGGTGTAGTACAAATTATACTAAAAGGAAGCAGAATGAAAAAAAGACAAAGACCAAAAAAGTGGTATGAAGATAGGTTAGCGGAGTTGTATAAAGGTGCTAATGACTTACATACAAGGTTATCGAGAGTAGAAGGTGTAATCTCAATGTATCTGGAGATGAAGAGAGACTATAAGAAACTGGACAAGTTCATAGAGAAGAAGAAAAAAGAGGATGGCGAAAAGGATAAAAGATAAAGTTGACGATAAAGCTTTTGATGCTATGACTTATAAATCTGGCAAAGAGGATAAACATATTGCTCTTGCTTTAGCTGGGATGATTCCAGGACCTACTGGATTTTCAGCAGATATAACTGACGCTGCTTTGTATGCTTCCGAAAAAGACTGGAAGGGAATGGGATGGTCCTTATTAGGGGCAGTTCCACTTTTAGGGCAAGTTGCTACAATGAAAAAGTTTTCAAAGGCTGCTAGGGTGCTATCAGATTTAAAACTTGCAAGAGGTAAATCTTTTGAACATGCTAAAAATGCTGCTATATCTCATATAGGGACAAATGGAAAATATAAAAAATTAGGTAATGTAAAAACAAAGAATGGTAATTTTGTTATATCGGTTACAGAAGAATCAGTTGATGTTTCAATGAAGGGTCCAGATTTACTAAAAGGCTTACATAAAAATGTAGGAAAGAAGGAATCTTATGAATTAGATGATTTGTTAGGGTCTATGGTGAATAAAGTTCCTAAGGGGAAAAGGCCTGCAGTTGTAGTAAAAATGGTAGATGAAAAACGTGGTATAACTATCTTGCAACCTTTTTATAAGTCAACAGGTAGAGGTGAACCATCTATAAAAAGTGTAGGAAAGTGGTTACCATTTGAAGGTGTATTGCCTGAGGGTCATGTTGTTAAAACATTAAAGAGAGGAAAAGAAAGATTGTCGAAAGGAAAGGATGTTATGATGAGGTATGAATTAGGTCCTGGTGATATGCCAAAAGGGTGGGTTATAAAAGGATTTAAAGCTCCTCAGACTCCTGGTGTGATACATAGTAGTTCAAGTGGTGGTAAGGTTAAGGAAGGATTAAATATACATCAAGAAATTGGTAAATTATTGGAAGTGCATTTGCATAAGCCAGTAAAAGTTCGTACAGATTTATTTTAGATGAACATAAACACACATAACATATCACAGGCAGAATCTGGAGATGAAGAAAGATTATAAGAAGCTAGATAAGTTTATAGAGAAGAAGAAAAAAGAAAATGGGGAACTGGGAACTACAAAGAAATAGGCACATAAATCTTTTTCCTAAGAAAAAGACTTCTAAAAAGAAGGTTGATGATAAATCTTTTGATGTAATGAATACGGCTGCTAATAAGAGCAATGTAGAAAAATCTTTAAAAGGGAATGCAAGTGAATCAGCTCATGCTGCTCTTTTGGCAGGTGGATTTATTCCAGGTCCTGTAGGAGCTGTATCTGATGCTTTAGATGCTCTTTTATATTTAAGAGAAGGAAAATCAGGTCAGGCTATTTTAGCTGGTCTAAGTATTCTTCCTTTTGGTGGTGCTCTTTTTCGTGGATATGGAAAAAGTAAAGATATAATATATAAATCAATTAATGTTGCTGGTAAGCGTATTCCTGTTAAAAAGGCAATGAAATATGTAGATGAGTTTGAAAGAGATATAGTAAAGGATTTTAATGAAAATGTCAGAATTGTTGGTGGTAAACAATATAAGCGTTTTATTGAGAGTGGAGTAACTCCGAGTAGAAACATTTTGCAGACTTATACGACTACAAGTGCACGACAAGCAGCTATTCCCATGAAGTATGGGGGATATGGTACATCGTTTATAAGAATGGAGTTTGATCCTAGAGTGTTAAAAGAATTGGCAGAGAGTGTAGTTGAGAAGGGAATTCATAAGGGCGAGAAAAAGTTGTATAAACTTGAACAGTATTATACAGATGTAATGCATTATGTATTTTCAGAGGGAATTCCGTTGAATAAAGTTAAAGACTTAAAATCGTTTGCTCATTATACTGAATATCTTGATTGGCTTTTAGATACTGGAAAAATTACACCAATGTCACATCATAAGATGAAAGCAAAATATAGGCACGGAATTCTTTAGTGAATATAAATACACATAACATATCACAGGCAGAAGAAGTATTCAATTTATCCAAGAAAGATTTAATATCGTTTGGCAAGCTGTTTCTCCCAGGCGATTTCATGAGAAGCGAAACCCCTCCATTCCACTTTGAAGTTGCAGATTCAATAGATGACAAAGAGGTTAAGCAGCTTGCTGTTATTCTTCCAAGGGGTCATGGGAAGACAGTTTTAACAAAGGCATCTATTTTAAAAGACTTCTTGTTTTGTCCAAAAGATGATATGTATTTTTACGCATGGGTGGCTGCAACTCAGAAGTTGTCGGTTGGGAACATGGATTATATCAAGCACCACCTAGAGTTCAATGACAGTATCATTTATTACTTTGGTAAGATGAAAGGTAGGAAATGGACAGAGGAAGACATAGAATTGACAAATGGGTGCAAACTAATATCGAAGTCAAATGTCGCAGGTATACGTGGTGGCGCAAAGTTGCACAAGCGTTACGACTTAATCGTTTTGGACGACTTCGAGCACGAGGCAAACACTATTACCAGGGAAGCGAGAGATAAAAATGCGAATTTGGTCACTGCTGTCGTTTATCCTGCGCTTGAGCCTCATACTGGCAGGTTGCGCGTTAATGGTACTCCCGTACATTACGACTCTTTTATTAACAATCTGCTTATCAATTATGAACGCTCTCGTTCAAACAAAGAAGACTTTGCTTGGAGAATAATTACGTACCAGGCAATATTAGCTTCGGGAGAATCGCTATGGCCTTCTTTCTTTAGCAAGGAAAAACTAAAAGAGAAAAAGAAATTCTATAACGATTCAGGTCAACCTGCAAAATACTATCAGGAATATATGATGGAAGTGCAGAGTCTTGAAGATGCGTTATGGACAAGAGAACATATTAAGTACTGGAAAGGATACTACAAATATGAAGCTGAAGAAAATCAAAACCTCCTTTTTATCGACGGTGAGGAAATACCAATCAATACTTTTGTTGGTTGTGACCCTGCCACTGATATTGATACTAAGGAGTCTGACTTTTCTGTCATCATGGCTATTGCTGTTGATACGGAAAATAACTTATATGTTTTAGAGTATGAACGACACAGGTCAATTCCGACAATCGGAGCTAAAGATGTTAATGGAAACATAATCGACAAAAAGGGCGTTGTAGACTTTATACTCGAAATGCATGAAAAGTACCACTGCATATCATCTACTGTTGAAGATGTAGCAATGAATAGAAGTATATTTCAGGCTATGAATGAAGAAAGAAGAAGGCTAAATAAGTTTGATGTTGCTGTAATTCCAGAGAAACCAGGAGGTAGGCAGAAGATAAATCGCGTTTATTCAGGTCTTTCAGGTAGATTTAGTACAGGAACTGTGCATATTAGAGAAAATATGTTTGATTTAAGCAACGAAATCATTACATTTGGACCGAGAATGGCTCATGATGATACCATTGAAACTCTTTATTATGCACAATTGCATGCTTTTCCACCTAATTTCAAGAGAAGAGGTGAAGGAGATAAGCGTACATGGTACAAACCAAAGCGAAAAGCCAAGCATTGGCTAGTCGCATAATTAAAACAAAGGACATGAAACCCTATGGTAAAAAATAAAAATGCCTAGATTTGGAAAGAGATCAAAAGAGAGACTTAAAGGAGTAGATGCAAAGCTTGTCAATGTATTAAACGAACTTGTAAAGATAATGGATGTTACCATTATCGAAGGTGTTCGATCTAAAGATCGTCAAGCAGAACTCCTTGAAAAAGGAGCAACAAAGGTCAAATATTCAAAGCATATGGAAGGCAAGGCTGTTGATCTTGCCCCTTATCCTGTAGATTGGGAAGACAGAGAACGCTTTCATTATATGGGAGGAATGGTTCGTGGAATAGGACAGCAGTTAGGTATCAAAATCCGTTGGGGCGGCGACTGGGATTCAGATGGTGAAATTAAAGATAATAATTTTGACGATTTAGTTCATATAGAACTGAGGGGTTAGTAGTGGCGAACAAAATAGAAGATAGATTGGTAAGTGAATGGGCTTCTGATGAAAAGAGGACATTATTAGACTTAGCAACTGGCGGAAGAATTAAGCATACTGGTGTAGGCAAGTATAAAGGACAATCAGGGGGAGCTCCAGAGATAAAAGAAAAAGTTATTCCAGGGATTGAATTTCTAACAGGAGCTTATAGAGGAGAAGAACCAAGTATTGCTTCTTTAGCAATGGCAGCACCAATAAGTGGCAAAGCTCTTAGAGCTGCAATGCCAGCTTTCAAGACCGCTGCAAAGACAACAAAAGAAGTTTATAGTAGGTGGTATAAAGCTGCAAGTATTGCAAAAATATCTGATAAAGTTATTTTAAAAATTGCTCAGGTAGCCCAATCAATGCCACATGATATGGAAGGATTTATAAGATTACTAAGAGGAAATAAAGAAGCAAAACAAGTACTTGGAAAGGGATTAGGCATAACAAAGGTTTATGCAGGTGGAAAAGGTGTTAGTCAGGCATCACGACAGGGAATGAAAAGACCAATAAAAGGTCGTGTAGTTGATTCTCCTGAGAGAATTAAAAGATCAAGGAAAGAAGCAGTTAAAAGAGGTGAGAAATTACGCAAAAGTTCTGGAGTTAGGGAATATTAATGGCTAGGATGACAAATAAGAAAAGAGCTCATGTTAATAAACAGTTATGGGATAGGGCTAATAATTCTCATAGACAGCGTTGGCAGTCTTTAAGTCAGAAGGGATATGACTTTTATCTTAATGAACAGTTAAGTAAGGATGAGATAGATAATTTAGAAGAAGCTGGGATGCCGACATTCACTATTAATCGGATAACACCGATTATAGAGATTATGAAATACTTTGTTACTGCTAATAGTCCTAGGTGGAAGGCTGTTGGAGTAACTGGAGATGATGTAGACGTTGCTCAGGTTCACTCTGAGATATCTGACTATTGTTGGCACTTATCTAATGGTAAGTCAGTATATAGTCAAGTTATACTTGATTCACTTACAAAAGGTATTGGTTATTTCCTTGTAGATGTTGATAGAGATGCAGATAGGGGAATGGGTGAAGTTCAGTTTAGTCGTATTGATCCTTATGATGTTTACGTTGACCCTGCAAGTAGAGATTTCTTATTTAAAGATGCTGCATTTATTTCTATAAGGAAGAATATTGCAAGAGGGAGACTTATGAATATGTTTCCTGAACAGGC